ATAGTGTTATGTCTAATTTATTTGCCAAAGTAGAACAAGAAGCATTTCGTGCAGGGATTACCCCACGAACTAAACAATCACGTGCTTGGTTTCGTAATAAACTAGCATCAATGGGTAAAGTTAATAGAAACACATTGATGCGTGATGAACAAATGAAACTAGTAAACAAGTCACAACCATTGATTGGTTCTATGAACATGTTCTTTTACGATCCCAAACACAAGAAGACTTTACCCTACTATGACAGGTTTCCTCTGTCAGTCATAGTTGGGCCTGCAGAGGGTGGGTTCTATGGATTGAATCTACATTATCTACCTCCAGTACTGAGAGCAAAAATGTTAGACGCACTGATGGACGTGACTAATAATAAGAAGTATGATGATAGTACAAGGTTTGAAATATCATATAAATTATTGGTTGCTACGTCCAAGTTAAGATTTTTTAAACCATGTTACAAACATTATTTGTTTGCACACGTAAAGAGTAGATTAGCAAGAGTATCCGCACCAGAATGGGAAATCGCAACGTTCTTACCGACTGCAGATTTTGAAGGAAGTAAAAGTAAAGTTTATTCAGATTCTAGGAGAATGATTTAATGGCAAGTGTTGACGAATTAAAGAGTTTAGCGTCTGTTAAATTAGGATTTGCGAGAACAAGTAATTTTCTTGTAGAGTTACCTAGTTCCTTTGGTGGTAATAGTATACTAAGCAGAATTGCAACAATGGGTGGTAATGAACTCAATATTTTATGTAATAGTGTACAGTTGCCAGGCAAACAAATCATGACTCATGATCGTAGAATTGGATTAGAGTTTCAAAAGGTTGCACATGGATATGCAGTAGATGACGTGACGATGACCTTCTATGCACTCAATGATTATGGAATAAAAAAATACATGGACGCATGGATGGCCACAATAGTGGACGAAGCAAATCATACAGTAGGATACAAAAATGATTATGAAAGAGATATTAGGATACATCAATTAAGAAAACCTATTATCAACAAAAATGTAGATGTTGGGCCTGCATCGATAAATATAGGGTTAGGAGCAGGGACTGTCTATTCATGTAAGTTATTGAAAGCATTTCCTACAACTGTTAATTCGATTGAATTGAACAATGAACTTGATGGACTGGTACAGGTTGCTGTACAGTTCTCATATACAAGATGGGAAGCGATTAATGATCCGCAAGGATTCATCAAAGTAGGTGGTGGATTCGGGTCTCTATTTTCTTAGGAGTAAATTATGGCATTGCCAAAACTAAATGATATGCCGAAGTATTCGGTAACTATACCTTCGTTAAAACAACAGGTTCGTATTAGACCTTTTGTTGTGAAAGAAGAAAAGATTCTTCTGATTGCTATGGAATCTCAAGATCCAAAACAAATTGCAAATGCAATAATTGATACCATAGTTTCATGTACAGAAGATAAAATAAATCCAAGTGATCTCACATCATATGATGTTGAATATTTGTTTTTACAAATCCGAGGTAAGTCCGTAGGTGATAAAACAAATTTGTTAGTGAAGTGTGAAGAGTGTGAAGGTGAAACTGAAGTTGTAGTAGACATAAACGATATAAAAATTGAGGGTGAAGTTTTACCCAGTAAGATTGAACTCACAGATGCTATTTCAATAGAAATGAGAGCACCGTCATATGATCAGATTGCAAGTAATGATCACATCTTGGGTGAAGGAAAAGCAATGGATAAGATATTTGCAGTCATTATACAATCTATGGATGCAGTACTTACCGAGGACGAAAGAATTAGTTTTAGAGATATATCTCATCAAGATGCAGTAGAGTTTCTAGAGTCAATGACAAGTGAACAGTTCTCTAAAATACGTAGTTATATGGAAAACCAACCGACTGTGAAATATAATTTAAAATTTGAATGTCAACATTGCGGTCATGGCAACGAAAGATTATTGGAGGGTATGCAGTCTTTTTTCTAGTTTGTCTATCTCATACCAGTTTGATGGCATACTACAAAACGAATTTTGATTTGATGCAACATCACAAATATTCGTTGAATGAGATAGACGAAATGATACCGTGGGAAAAAGAAGTGTACGTAAACATGTTGATAGATTTTATTAAAGAACAAGAGATCAAGTTACAACAAGGTAGATGACATGGTTCAGAAGACGTTACAAGATGTAATTAATAAACTGCATGCTAACCAACAAGCAGACGCACAAGACATGCGTAATCTGCAAAGGGCGACTCAAGCAACTGCTTCTGAAGTAGCGTCTCTTAATAAAATCTTTAGTGCATTTTTCTTACAACAAAGTTTTGAATCAAAAGAATTACTAGAAGCAACCAGAGAAGCGGCTGCTGCACAAAAACCACAAAAAGTCACTAACAACAGAAATATTGCGAGTGGTAACACATTAGGTGGTTTTGGTGGTGGTCTAGCAGGACTGGGTATCGGTATGGGTGCGGCTGGTGCAGGTCTAGGTGCATTCTTTGTGGGTCTTGCAGGCGCAGAAGGAATTATGAATCAACTTGGTACTGGTGACAATCTCAAAAGTTTGATGGTTAATTTAGCAGAGGGTCTTCAAGCATTCGAGACTCCAGACTTAGTTGCACTAGGTGCAGCATTAGCAGGTTCTGCACTTTTTGTTTCACTGCCTGGTGTCACTTCTCTAGGTGTAGCAACTGGTATGGGTGCTCTTGGTTTAGGTATCGGAGGTTTCTTTGCAGGTTTAGCATTAGGTGATGCAGCTGCATCTTATCTAAATGCAGACGGTGCCGCAATATCAAAGATGATGGAAAACTTTGGTGTAGGTCTTAGTGGACTTGCGTCAAATTTAACTTCAGATAGTGCAATGATTGCGGCAGGAATATTAGGTGCGACTGCCCTCTTTACTATTGCAATACCTGGCACTGTTGGAAAAATAAAAACAGTAACTGGTCTCGCCGCACTTGGTTTAGGTATTGGTGGATTCTTTGCAGGTCTTAATGCGGCAGAAGCATTAGGACTTCAAACGGATGGTGCTGTATTATCAAAGATGATGACCAACTTTGGTGTAGGTGTTTCTGCACTTGCAGGCGCTTTTGCTGAAAGTGATGCAACAAAGGTTGCTGGACTATTGGCAGGTGGTGCAGCATTATTTGCTACTCAAACAGGTGCAGTAGGACAATTAAAAATTGTTACTGGTCTAACATCAGTTGGTCTGGGTATTGGTGGTTTCTTTGCAGGTATCAATGCTAGTGGATATTTTGATGTAACGAAACAAGTAGACGGAGAACTTCTAAAGAAACAAATGAAAAACCTTGCAGAAGGTTTAGGTGCATTTTCTGATAGAGATATGGCAGGTCTCGCTGGAGCATTTGCAGTTGGTGGTATTTTTGGTGCACTGCCAGGCGGTAGTGGTTTAGTGGTAGGTGCTAAAGTTGCTGTAGGTCTTGGAATAGCAGGTGCGGCGATAGGTGCTTTCTTTGCAGGTATTGGTGCAGTTGGTGAGGGTGCTGACGTTATCGGTATTGATGGTTCTGGATTTAAAAAATTGTCAACTAATATTGCTGAAGGGTTAGTTTCATTTAACGAAATAGAAACCGAAGGTTTGACAACAAGGATTAAGGCACTCGCTGGAATTGGCCCTGCAATTGGTTTGTTTGTTGGAAGTTTTGCAGTAAAAGAATTACTAGAAGGTGGTATGGAAAAGGTAAGAAGTGTTTTCAATTTCCTCTTTGGTTCGGATATGACAGTTGATTCAGACGATAGAAGAACAAATGCTATACAGGCAATAGTAACATCACTCAAACCTTTAGAAGATATTAATCAGGATATGACTACTAATCTCACAAATGTTGGGAATGCATTAGACAGTTTTATGGAAAAGTTCCAAGGTCTCGCTAATATGAGAATAACAGGTAGTGTATCAGCAAATGTTGCAAAAATATTGACTGATATGGCACAAGTATTTGAACTAGTTCCTTTGATCGTTCATGGTGGTAAACTTAATCCAGACTCTGGTTTAAATGCATTTATGAAAGGACTGTTTGGTAATACTTCTGATATTCTAGATTTTGGTGGTGGTCTAAAAAGTCTAAAAGAATCTGATCTACAAACACTTAAAACAGGTATAGAAAGTTTATACAATGCATTGGGTGTTCAGATGGTCACTGCAGCTCCTGCGAATGTACCTGCTTTAGATGCATTCGCCAACGGACGTGGTGACGGAGGTTTATTTGTCGATGCAAGTCAGACCGACAATAGTCAAAACACCGCCAACCAATTGGGAGGCGGTGTTGGGAATTTAGATGCTGGTGATCCTCGTAACCTACCAGACTAGTCTTCGTTTGCTAACTTAGCAAAGTATGACATTGTGTCATCATCTTCACTAG